TCTATCATATCAAATATACCAGGATAATGTAATCTATATAATTCTATATATGTAGAATCATCTTTTATATCATAGCCTGTTTCTTGTAGTATTAAATTAGAAAGAGTTTGAAACATGTAATTTTTATTCTTTTTTGAGAAATACATGTCATAAGTAGACATAATTAAAGATTAAAATTATTAGAATAATATTCTTTAAACTTATTTAAGAATCGTCATCATCGGTTTGATCTTGTAAATCATTTCTCGCATCTATCTCGCGTTGTGATGGTGCTGAAGTATTCATAGCGACTTTATCAGTACCCGCACCAAAGGTAGATTTACTTAAAGATGATGGACCAGTATTTTCACCAGTAGAAGCCATATTCATACGTGATAATGAATTATCTGGGGAAGTATCAACTAAATTTCCATCCATACTATTATCAATCTGTGTAGCAGAGACATCTACATTACCTTTTAATAAATTATCTGGTGCTGAAAGAATACTATCACTTGGGAAAGCATCAACAGGATTATAAAAATCATAACTAGGTAATAATTCATAACTATCATTCGCCATAATATCAAAATATTTACCACCACTAGTAATACCAGGATTTCTACCTGGGAAAATAGACGTAACTATATCATCCACCGTAGGACAAGATGTAGAAGGACACGCGGGACATTCTTTACCTTCTCCTTCTGCTACCGCTGGGCACTCGGGGCACATTCCTTCATTACATTTTAGATCGGGACACTTAGGACATGCGGGACATCCAGGATTATCTGGACATTTAGGACATTCTAAATCTAAATTACTAATCTGATCTTTTAAATCCTTGCCTAAACTTTCACTATTAGTCGACATATAATAAATCATAGTGCCAATAACAAATAATAAAAATAATGAAACATATTGTAATATTTCAGCATATTCACTTGTATCAAAATAATAAGAAAACATACTATATAAACTTATAGAATATATTTTTATAGAATATATTTTTATAGAATATATTTATTTTCTTTTAGTATTTTTTCTTCGTTTAGATTTTCTCCTTCTCTTGGATTTATTTTTATTTTTCTTTCGTTTTGTTGTTTTCTTATTTTTCCGTTTAGATTTTTTTAATCTTCCACCACATACAAGTGTTAAAGTTACTGAATTTCTTCGAATTAACCTATGAATTTTATCTTTTTTGAAATTGTCGGTCACACTTACTCCAGCGTCATTATTATATTTAACTCTAATAAGATTTTTTTTATTTTTTTGTATATATTCAAATTTTGTTTTGTCTAAGCCAAGATTTTGTTCCCCACTATCACCGTCATTTAAATATCCATCTATATAATATCCTACGATTGTCCCGTGTTTACCATCTGCACCAGACCTTGTTCCGGTTATCTTTACTTTATCCCCCAGTATATATATGTCATCTTCCGGTTCACTTTTGGCGCGCGGCACTAGATTTGGATCAAAAAATTGACCAGCATCACACAATTCTCTATTTCTCTCTGGTGGTGTGGTGGGTATGCTTAGACCAAGATATATTTTATTTAATGTTGGTCCTGATCCCCCACACTCCATTACAAAACTAAACATATTAGTTTCACTAACATTTCCGATAATCATAGCAGCTATATTATCATCCCGCATAAAACTCTTCCTAAACCCTCGTTCATCATCTATCGTTAATGTCTGCTCGGGTATGGACAAGGCCCCTAAATATGTTCTCATTAAACTAGAATGAGCTACGACATGGATTGTCCCAGTGGGTCCAAGTTTTTCGGATTCGGGACGTGGTAATGTGCAAATATTTGACACAAAAGTATTTAAATTCCCATCTTTCGCAAATATAGAATTATCAACAAATGGATTTATCATTGTATTTTGACTCATATTCCAACATCCCTGACAATATTCTTCATTTATTTTTAATACAAAAAGACTATCATTCGTTTCTCTAGTTAATTGGAAAGTTAATGGATGTCCCCCACCATTCCATATATTTATATTTATATGTACTGGTAAAGAATTATTATAATATTCAGAATAATTTATCCTTATAAATTCTAAAAATTTCAGGAAATTAGCTAAAGTAAGTTTTAATTCAGTTGGATAATTCCCCCTATCAATCCCTAATGATCTCCCCAATAAGGGGACTTTCATTTGCTTACGGTGTTCTTTTAAATGAGGATAAACATATAAAGTAAAATTTTTTTTCGGAGAAAATTCAATATCTTCACCTGAAATTTCTGGATTATATAATAATAATGCCGTCTGCCATGTTCTTAATAAACAAGAAACTAAAACAATATCAGAATCATATAATCTTTCTCCCATAGGCGCATAGTTTGCCCGTTCCATTGCCATATTTATACCGTTTCTAGTTAAAGCAGGGTCAAATGCTTTTTTTTTCGTCTTCTGGTTACAAGAAAAACTATGACGTGTAATTAAAATTTTTGTCATTGGTTCATCTCCTGCCCCTGATTCGATTTCTTCTGGTTCTGGTTCCAGTTCTGGTTCTGGTCCATGAGGACTTAATGAACTTTTCATTTTATATTAAATCTTTATAAAATAATCTTTTCTTAAATCAATCATGTGTTTGTCCGTCAATTTTGTATTTAGATATTCTTCAAATGATAAACCTTCTAACATCTTTTTAATAAAATGAATCGCATACATCCCACATTGCGAATTTCTTTTTTGATATGAATAATCATTATAAAAATAATAAGGTTCGCAATTACATTTTTTACCTTGATCTTGTGATAATCTAATTAATTCTTTTATTTCTTTAGGGGGTTTCCTACCGAAACTATCAAAATAATAAATACCTGGATAATCGTTATTATGTTTACCTAAATCCATATATAAAGATATCCAATGTTGACCATCTTTTGTACTTGGATCTGTATTAAAAACAATACCTATTTTTGTTTCTCCTTTATCTAAATGTTTTTTCATATCAAAACTACATAAATTACTAACTGAACATTTAGAAAAATCAATAGGAACAGCACCATAAAAATAAAAACTTTTATCGGCATCTAAATGTTGTTCTAAACAATTTTCAATTTCAAAAGTAGATAACCATTCATTATAATTTTTTATCCATTCTTTAGGCATTTGAGGTTTAAAACTATCTAGAAATTCTTCTTTATCTGAACCTAATTCTTTCATTAATGATTTTATTTTTTGCCAACAAGCTTCAGAAGAACATTTTGATATTTTACTTATTTGCGCGCATATATCACCGTGTATATCTTCATGTGTTCTTGATAAATCTATTTTATCCAATTTTTTATTATCATTGACTAATCGATTAATTGCTTTACCAACTTTAATTATAATGTCATCGTCTAAACAACTTCCTTCAACATCATTTTCACCAGGAGAACAGTGTTTTTCTTTATACATTCTTTTCCTTGCTCCCCCATTAGCACCGCCTATAGCACCGCCTATAGCACCACCATCAAGGGTATCGTCATACCCACCATCTAAATTATAATACCCCCCTTGTAAACTCATCTATAATATAAATTTGATTTTTTTATTTAAAAAATTAAAGTAAATAATTATTTAATAAGAGATGGATATTTGTGATAAGAAAAACCAAATTCAGGATTTACTCAATGATATATTTAGTGAATATAACCGAATGAATGAATCTAAAATACAATCTAAATGTGAAACTGATTTAGAAATGAGAACTATGATTAGTAATATTCGTAGTTTAGAAAATAGTAGTATAGAAAAAGATAACCGTATTAAAACTCTTGAAAAAACTCTTTGTGATTATGAAAAGATTATTGAAGATTTAAACTCTAAATTAGAAATTAAAGAAGAATGTGATAGAGAAAATAATAGACATGATATGTTAAGAACATTATCTAAGGATATTTCTGAAAAAGATAGAGAAATTAAACGTCTAAATGATTTAGTAGAATTTCATAAGAAAAAATCTAAAAAAGAAAATAATAAGTTAACTGAAGATAATGGGTTAACAGAAGATACACAAGTAGAAACTTCACAAAATGAAGATACAAATAAAGAAGTTAATAGTGATTCAAATATAGATGATATAATTGATTCAGTATCAAATAAAGAAGATAAAAATGATGTAAAACTTAAAGAAGTCGTTGATTTTGTTAATAAAGAAACTGGTGAAAAAAATCCTAATTTTATTTATAATGATGATATATTAATACCTCAGCTAGAACCTGAACCTTCTAATCCCCCCTCTCCTGTAGAAAATATATCAGTTGAACCTGAATCACCTAAAAAAACATTAATGAAAATTAAATCAAAGAATATATTATATTTCGTTTATAAAGAAGATGATCCTGATCAAGATGTTTATGAATATAATGATGAGAAACGAACCGATAAAATAGTAGGGAAAAGAATTAGAGTTAATGGTGTTTGGAAATGGGATTTATTTTAAACTGGGATTTATTTTAAACTGGGATTTATTTTAACTTTAATAATTTAATATAAATTTCAGATAATTCTTCTTTGGTTGAAGCATGTTTAAAACTTTGAATAAATCTCTTATTATCATTCATATATAAATTAATCAAATATGGATCTATATAATTATTTTTACAAACTGATGATGTGTTGTTTAATTTATGTGCTGTTTTTTGTAAAGCCTCATTAATATTTTTCTTAATTTCGCTTCCTTTAGTAGGATTATCATATTTTAGTATTTCAGTTATAAAACTTAAATTTGCTATCCATGTTCTAAAATTTTTACTCGTAAAATTTCCAAATCGTTTTAAATATTTATTTACGTCACTGGATTTCAATGAATACCATTTATCACCTTTACGATAAGTAAAAATTGGTTCATCTTTATTTAATGTTCTTTTTTTTATACGAAGATTACGACTTAATCTTTTACTTCTACATTTACCTGTATTTTTAACACCCTTTTTACCTATAAAATCAACACTTACTATATCACCATTGATTTTTATGTGTCTCGGTTCTAGTGTAGTAGCACCAAATGATTCATTTTCATCACGATATTTTTCTGAACCTATACGAATACCACAATCTATTACTAACATTAATGCCATAGCTATTTGTTTTTCTTTACGTTCCCCTTCTGAAAATAAATCTTTTTTTACACTATTCATCATTTTTTTATAATTTTCACCGAATTCAATCATTTTATTAAAATTTTTTTCTTTATTCTTTTCAGTAAATTTTTTATTATAAATATATTGGGGTCTATCTTTTTCATCATAACCAATCGCTAAAACTTTATTATTTTTATTTAAATTTATTTTAACATCTCTATATGCTGGTGGTATATATAATCCATCTAATAATCTTTTTATGATTGATTCATTAATAAGATTTCCTTTCATATCTAAATATTCATATGTATATTTATCTTTACGTTTATATTTTATTTTTCTTGTTATATATTCTTTCATCTATTATTTATTTAGATTTAAAATTAAATCTAATATCTTTTATAAAATGTTTACTCTTATAAAAAATATTGTTTTATCTGCTTTCGCACTATCTAACTTAGAATTTATCAATAAACATAATTCAGAAAATCATAGTTATCTTGTAGAAGAAAATAATTTTATTAATCATACTTATATCAATGAATTTAATCCTATAAATCATTTAATATATCATATAAGAAATAATCCTATTTTAATTAATATGACTGATCTTAATAAAGAAAGTGTTGATTGGAGAAAGAGTTTTAAAGTATCATCAGTAAAAAATCAAGGGGATTGTGGGTCTTGTTGGGCATTTTCTTCTGTGGGAGCCGTAGAATCTGCTTGGGCAATTAAACACAATGTATTATATAATCTTTCAGAACAAGAATTAATTGATTGTTCATCTGAAAACCACGGTTGTGAGGGAGGTAGTATGGTTAAAGCTTTTCAATATATTATAGATAATGGTTTATGTAGTAATCTTTCTTATCCTTATGTTGCTATAGATAAACAATGCAATACTAGTTGTAAATCATTGGTAACAATAAGTAATTATAGTGATATTATACAGAATGAAGAAAAGATGTTAATGAGAGCAGTTCAACATCAACCTATATCTGTAGCTATTCAGGCTAATAAACGCTCATTTCAAATGTATCAATCGGGTATTTATTCTGACCCTGATTGTGGATTTGAATTAGATCACGGTGTTTTACTGATTGGTTATGGATATGATAAAGACTATGATATGGATTATTGGATCATAAAAAATTCATGGTCTGATTCTTGGGGGGAAAATGGTACTATAAGAATTCAAAGAAATATAGATGATTCGAGAGGTTTATGTGGTATTGCTATGGATCCAAGTGTTCCTATAATTTAATTTAAATCCATTAAGACTTCTCTTTTTAATGAATATTTCTTTTCAACCTTCCGCTTACCCTTCATAAATGTTAATAATTCTTTCGCCTTCTCTTCTGAATTAAAATATTCTGTAAAACAATCTGACAAAAACTTATTAGTATATCCTTCATAACTATTATTTACTGTCGGAACAATACTTGTATTTAATGCTTGAATATTAAATGTCGGTATTTGTGATTTTTCTAAATTATCAATATTTAATGCCTGTAAAATTTCATCACTTAATTTATCTCTCATATCTTTGACTGGTTTAATTTTTTCTTTCATCTTATCATTGTATTCTTTAATTTGATTATCACACTGAACCCATTGAACAATTTTAGATTCCATCTTTAATATATTTAATTTAGAATGTAATATTTAAATCAAATTTATTTATTTGATTATATAAAAATAGGATATGAATTTTATAAAGCGGTATTGAAAGATGATGGAATGATAACATTGACCCAACCAAACAGCAGCGGGAAGACCCAGGAAAGGACTGGGAGGGTCAGCAACGGGGAAGGGGGAAAATTTCAATGGGGGTGATTTGGCCAGTTTACATCAGAGGGTCGGTGCGCCCCGAGGACAGAAAAAAGGAATTAATAATCGATAATGTTAAGAGAAGACTAGATAACGAAAATGAATATAAAATGCATATCAAGCGGAAAGCGGGAGAGGAAGGTATGAAAGGTGGAAAATTAATTTTCGATGACAAAACTCTAGGGGAAACATGGAGAGAAATTATATTGACGCAGGCCCGCCTGGTAGATTCTGAAAGGCAGGCGGCTCATGATCTGAAACCTCTTATGGATAAAGTCGTCACTAATCTGTTCAATGATATAGAGAAACAGATTTTTGGGAAAGATGATTCGACGGAAAAAGATGATATTTATTTATGTAGTGTAGACAAATCAAATAGATGTATTTTATATAAAAGGGCGATGAACAGAGAGCGGATGGTGGTGGAGAACTATTTATATTATACGTCTTACACTGACACTGAAACTGTTGAAAACCCGTTAGAAGAAGATGCGAAATCGCAAGGTGGTGGAAAGAAAACTAAAAAGCGCAAGCGTAAAACTAACAAGCGTAAATATAAAGGGCGCAAGCGAAGCAGTAGAAATTATAAATCTAAAAATAAGAAATATACTAAAAGAAGACGTTAGAAATAACAAATTTTAACATTTAAACATAAGATAACAAATACTGAAACAACGATAAATACAATAATCATACTGAATATAAAAAAATAAGGATATAATTGTTCTAATACTTTATCAACAATAGGTTTAATAATATCATTATTTATTGTATCTATATGTTCTTCCTTTTTAATTTCTCTTTTTACCGAATCTAATAATTTACGTGTAATAGTTTCAAATGACATATATTAATAGTTTATCTTTTATGATATTTTTAAACTTAAAATTTGATTAAATTATATTTAAAAACTTAATTAAAATATATCTTAATCACAATGGGAATCAAAGGATTAACCCAACTAGTGAAAAAGAATTCACCTAAATCTATTGAGCATAAGGCTCTATACACGATGCAAGGTAAACGTATCGCTATTGATACGAGTATCTTTCTTTATAAGAGTCTAATGAATGTAAGATCAAAAGGAGATTATCTAAGGAATAGCGAAGGAAAGGTTGTAAGTCATATTCAGGGTTTATATTATAAAACAAATCAGCTATTAACATTTGGTATTACACCTATTTATATCTTTGATGGAAAACCACCTCAAGAAAAGAGTGATTGTATTAAAGAACGAAATAAAAAAGCAAGTGAATGTAAAGAAAAGAT